AGTGCTTCTCGTACTTCTTTAGGAAGTTTATCAAGATGTGGTTCTAGATGTTCTACTGCTAAAGACTGCGCTTTATCCGCTACAATGTCTTTGAGCATGTTAGCCACGAATGGCAAGACAAGGTTAAGCATATCTTTCCTTTCAGAGAGTTGGGGTTTAAAAAATTCATAAAGCCAATCAAGTAGTTTTGTCATCATCGTCGTTATGTGGTGGGATTTCGTGTTTTTCAGGTTCTTGTGCTAAGTCACCACCACTTTCAAAATAAAACTTAGCTATTCCTGCAATAATCGGTATAAATGCACCGATAAGAATATTAAGTAAATCTTTACTAGATGAAGGTAGTTCAGCAGATGCTCCTAACATTATATGGACTACGTAAGCAAATATGCCTAATGCTGATATGGCAATGGCAAATCTTGCTATAAACCTACTAACCTGAATCCTTTCATTTACTGTCATTGTAGGTTTGACAGGTTTAGGTGGATCAGGCTTTTCTACAGTAGTAGTTGTTATCTCTTTAGCCATTATCGTTTAGATGATATTAACGCTTCTGCCATTCCTTTGATTTCCATGGAAAGACGTTCGTTCGTTTTTGCCACATCTTTGAATGCTACGCTCAATCCATTGACTGCATCCGATGTTATACTGTTCTGTTTGTTTTGCTCCTTTATTACATCGATTAATCTTTCGTCACCTCTAGTATCTTTTTCTTCCCAGCGAATGATTTCTTCTTTATGACCTTGTTGGGTTTTAAAAATATACCAACACATGATTCCAATAATTACCGCAGGAAGTCCGATCCTTTCCACTAACATCAAGATAGATTCTACTTCCATTAGACCTTGAGGTTGTGGTGGTGTAGCTGAAGGAAAATGGTGATCCATTTAAGGTTTTGGATACTTGTCTTTTACTGCTTTTATTTTAGCTTTCCACCCATCTATATCATGGTAAATTTGGTCTAGCTGTTCTGGAATTGGGTCGTAAGCATTGGCTCGATCACGTTGGTATTGAGTGTCTTGTATTAACTTTTCCTGTTTAACTACCTCTTCTTTTATTTCTTCGTCAGTAGGTTTATTTTTAGGCTCAATCTCCCACTCTATGTTTTCAATTCTATCGTCACCTAAAATTCTCCATTTACCAGTTGGTGATAATTTTAATAAGGCTTTTGATATGGCACTCATGTCTGCACCTCATAAAAAACAATGCTCGAAGTTTTATTACCTGTAGTGTAATTATTAAGTCTTCCAACAATTAAATTTTCACTATTATTTGTATAACCTCTTAATTTAACAGTAAAACTGTTGCCATCAGTGTTATTAATAAAACCAGTACCAACGTGAGGTAAAGGTTCATCGTTACTAACTCGTCTATACCAATACGTTTCAATTATTAGAGTATTTGACGAATCTTTTGTATGCCATAAAGCTACTTTTTCGTTTAGAGGACTAGCAGAGGCATCAACATGAACACATAAATGAAATAAAAACTTACTTGAATTTAATTTTGGTGTAATTGTTGTATCGCCTAAGAGCGAACCTCCACCATTATGAGCTATAGTAGCTGAACCGGAAGCATTTGAATCATTACAATTTACGACTACGGCAGGTAAATCTATAATTCCACCTTGTAAAACACTCCCAACAGGAACTCCTGCACCCCAACTCCAAGCACTAGAAGCATATTCAGCTAGTTCCTTATTAGTCGTTGCTGAACCATCGATTATTTTGTCAACTTGTAGTGTACTAGGCATGATTTTTTATGGCTTTGGGTATTTCTTCTTTATTTCTGCTCTTCTTTTATCAATCTCTGCTTTATCGTCTGCATCATAAAGAGCAACAACTAATTCTTGGATTGAAGGGTATTCTGCTAATCGATCACGTTGGTACTGAGTAGCATTCCATTCCGTAAGATCCTTTGCTTCTAAAACCCATTTATCATCAATCCTTTTGCAAATATGAGTAAATCCATTAAATTCTGGAGGGGCATCACTTATTTCAACACCATCAGAATAAGGGGAATCGGAATAACCCATTAAGATTGTGTCTTTTATTATGTATTTTGTAGCCATTACATTATTGAGTAGATTACTGCGTATACATCGTTGTAAACAACACTTTCACTTCCACTTGTATCGAGAAAATTACCGTTAGTGTGTAGTTTTACTTGATAGATGCCAGAATATTCTCTTGCTTTTAATTCAACATTTTTACCACTTGTCCAACCACTAGCGTCAATTATTGTGTGGTAATATACAAGATCACCAAATGATGATTGACCAACATTTGTGTCCATAGCAAAACCTTGTTTTTGATTTAAAGCACTTCCATCTAAAAAGGGGATAAACAAAGGTATGCCTCTTGTATCACCATCATGTGACATTCTTAAATTTACAGAATAAAATACTTTATCTGCCCCTGTTGTTGGGGTATAAGAAGATATTAAAGATCCTGTTACAGTTGTGTAGGTAGTGCTTAAATGTTGCGATCCGCTTATAGTGGTTGTTTGTGCTATATAATTTGATATTGTTTTTGAAGGTAATACAACATCATCATGTAAAGTAACCGCACTAGATGACAAAGTTGCTAGTGTTTTAGTACCAGATTTATCTTTAATTAAATCAGCTTTTATTTCAGAACTCATGATGCTTTATTCTGGTTTAGGATTGTCTGCTTTCACTTTGGCTACTGCTTCCTGCCACTTATTTGTTCCGTTTACTTTGTCCCAATAAAGCATATCTAATTGCTCTCCAATGCTTCCGTATTCAAACTGTCTTTTTTCTATATACTCAGTTTTAGCATACCTATCTTCTAGTTCTTTTGACCATGCCATTTCTTCTTTGGTAGCATATCTGTTTTCACCACCATGATTAACCATGTATTTTTTGTTATCCGGCATACTTTATCCCAAATAGGGTTACTAACGCTTCAATCTGGCTACCTGAAGATGGGCTGTAAAATCTAACTCTATCATGTGCTTCTGTTGAGCCACGATATCTTCCACAAGATTCTGACCATCCAGCATAACTATTATCAGTATTTCTTACTCTAAATTCTCCCGTTGTATAAATTGAAGTGCTTGCAGGGTTTATAAGTAATAACTCCATATCAGCACCTTGATTCTGCCCTCCAAGATCATAACGACTTGAACAAAGGCAATCTGTCCTTCCTTCCGAAGCCTCTTGTAAAGTGCTTCCATTGTATAAACCTCGTGTAACTATTGTCCAATAGTCATCAGTTCTAAAAGTAGACGATGTTCCAACAAAAACTCGTGTTACATTTGAAGTACCAGCATTACCCATATTTGATAATTTTATAAGGTAATGAGTATAAGTAGTATCAATTACAAATCCATCTGATCCATTAACAACATCAAATTCTCTTACACCACTAATTGTTTTTTGTGAAATATAATTTAAATGTCCACGAGGTTGACTTGCAGAAAGTCCAATTGTTCCGTTAAACGTCCCTGCATCAATAGTTCCTGTGTTTGCTATTCCTTGTGAAAACGTGGGTTTACCACTTGAAGCAATGCTAATAGCATCTGGATCACTAGCTGATCCTATATTTCCACCATCGGGTATTACTATATTGCTCATACGATAACCAGCGTGCCTTCCACAACTAAACTTCCAGTGCTAGAAATTTCCACTGGCCCTGCCATAACAACATTTTCATCTGAGGAAATCGTTACAGCAGAATTAATCGTTGCAGGGTTTCTTAATAATCCTGAAACAGTTGATGACACATGGCCTGTGACACCAGATGAATCATGATTAACTGTAGTAAAATCACCTTGGTTGATAGAACCAGCTCCTTGTCTTTTCATGCGTTCTCCAATACTGAAACTACAATATCTGCTTTAGTATCCACACTACACCTTGCGTGAAGGGTTGTTGTGTCGGCATCAATTACAATCTTACCATCTACCAAATCAATATTTCCCCCAGCAGGGATAGAAACATCTTTGGCGATATAAGTTGTTGTGTTGTCAGAGTTTTTAATAAAAGCAAAATCTACTGTTACTGTAGTAGTGTGTATATTTGCTATGTTGCATCCAATAATNACATGACCTTTATTGGACTCTAATGCGGTCAATGTACCAACTAAGGTGTTTGCCGTATTGTGAGCAGAAAATGCCGTGTTTTTTAGATTTCTTTTTAAATTTACAAATTTTGCCATAGATTACCCCAGAGCAATTGCGAAGACGATTGAGTTTGCTTGTGAAGATGTTGCTGAATTAGCTGATTGTGTTGCTGATGTGCTTGCATCGTTAGCATATTT